TCAACGAACAAAGCCCCATCCCCCTGTCTGCGAATCGCCCACAAGTCTTTTGTTGCCTTGTGGATCAATTCGTCAGCAGAAAGGCGTACAAACGAATTGAGATCTTGAATAGAGGACACTTTCATTCGAAGTGGGGTTACCATATTGGCATTTCGAGCCAAAAAGCTATCCAACCCAGTTGAGGGTTGGACTTCGAAACTGCTGATATCGAAATCTTGGTCAGGCATCCTATCCTCACGTAACTACAAGACGAATCTCAACATCCACGTAGTTGTTAGAGCTATAACCAATAACGCGCAGCTTTTCTGAGTATGTGCCCTGCAGAGTACCCTCTTGGGGTTGAACTGAGACAGTGATCGTCTCACTCTCCCCAGATTGCAGAGTACCTTCAGCTGGTAACCAACTTCGAAGCCACCCACCACAAAGGCCAGTGAGAGCTCGTATGTCATACTCAAGCACTGAACCTAAAGGACCTGCATTCTCAACAACGAAGTTTTGCGTTGGTATCTGCGGAAACGGACCACTAAGCGGACGAACCACCTCGAACACTAAGAGAAGCGGATCCGACGAGATCAATGCTTTGGACCGAACATTGATCACGACTGGAACCGTCTGGGGGTTGTTCGTAGCCGTCGGATCCTGAATAGCTATCGTCTCAGCATAGGGGCTGCTAGACGCCAAGAGATTGGTTGAGTCCACCTCAACCATAAAGTCCCCACTCTCATTGACCGCCAACCCACCTACGCTAGAGGGGTTGACCTTAACGAAAGATGCTGACGAAGTGAGGCTAGCACCTAGAATAGAGCCATAGACGCCAGTATTCGTGAGCAGTACCGATTGAGAGGGAGAGTATCCACGACCCTCGTCAACCGCAAAGGTAAGAATCGAGGGGGGGCCAACCAGGATGCTCGGAGCGAAGTTCACCTTCAGCTCGGCTATGCTGTCTGCCATCGCCTGAATGACTCCACCTGGAATAGGAATGGAGTCCCGCAGCAGACCATAGGGGGACTTGATGTCCCTTACTTGGTACGACGGAACAGACTGAGAGACGTCAACTCGAGTGGTCCAGAGCCACTTACCGGCTGGAACTGAATACTCGAACTGGTAGTCATGGAATCGGAGGTTCTGTACGAGTGGCACGGCAGTCCTCTATTCTGCCGTCGCACAAGTAGAAACTCAATCGGTTGGCTTAACTATACTAGGCCCAGTTTTTTCGACATTTTATCTTGTGTACCAAAGAGACTCCAATCCCAAATCTCTCTGCCACCGTCCGGAAACCAACTCCCTCAGCAAGCATAGCCCGAATCTGACTCACTTTTTGGACATCAAGTTTACCAGACCTAGAAGAAGGCCTACGAGTTCGATTCTGCTCTGTTACAGTTCCCCATCGGCAGTTCAAAACCGTACTCAAGAAGTTGCTCAAACTTACTAAGTTCAAGCAGCTACCTGATTAGAAGCTGTGCCAGCCTGCCTCTTGCGGGGCGATACCCTGGTAGTAAGCCTGTGGCCATACGGTAATGGCGCGTACTTATTCAAGAAGTCCTGTGGACACTCCCGACCGAGATTACCTCGATTCCAGTATAGCCTCACAAGCACTTCCTTCACTTCCGACAGATGATCATCAAGACCAATCTGTTTGCTCTCAGAACGTCTGAGCAGATTGATCCCTCCCACCACGTCGGCATGTGAACGTCTGCCGCACTGGCGGCAGACGAAACTGGTTCCAGACCTGTTAAGTCTGGAGACATGCCCGCATGCCGGGCATGTCTGAGACGAATAGGCCGAATTGACAACTTCCGTCGGGGCTTTTGACTCAAGAGCGTGAGCTAAAGCTCGATAACAAAAACGTTTCTGCCCTCGACATCCAGAGAGATCAAGGTCTTCAAGAACGAAGACCGATTCTGGATATCTCTTGATCAATTCATTGGAGACTCGTCCTGTGACGCTCTTAGTAAGCCCAGAGAGCTTTGATTCAAGTCTATCAAGACGAGGAGAGTTCTTCTTGAATTTCTGTCTCTGGCGGTTCGAGCGAACCGCCCTGACCTTGTCGTAGAGCTTGTTAAAGTTTGGTTTCAGGTCAGCTCCAAACGTATGCCCACTCGAAGTAGCCGCTACCACGTTTAGTCCAACATCTACCCCTACTCTTGGAAGATCAGGCTCAGTTTCACAGATCAACCACTCCTTGGTGTCTACCGCTTCGAATCCCCACCGACCCTTACGGTCTTTTCTCGCATGAATTCCCTTGGAAACATCGGAAGCTTTCTTCACATAAGGGTTCCCTACAAGAGGAAGCCAGGCAAGCTTACGAGAAATCAAGGTTGAGATCTTGAGCCAAAAATCAGCGTGGACAGTTTCTTCTGAATCTTTCAATGAACATGTCTTTCAGACATCCTCATTGGAATCCGATTGGACACACTTGGGAAATTTCCAGATACTTTTGGATCTGATAGCTAAGTCCAATACAAATCGATGGCTTCTTGAGAGACACGGTCTCTTGACTCGTGAACCAGATACTTGCCTACTGTGTAAAGCTGCTTTCGGAAGTCCTCGGTGAATTCGTCTTTCTTGAAAGACAACCGAATGTGAGTCTTGAGCTTCCTAACATAGATTGATTTAGCCCAAGTGCTCACGATCTGAATAGCGTGATCACGGGCGTTCTTCTCGATCTGGGACGTAAGCTTCTCAGCTCTGGGGAAGAAGTCTTGCTTCTCCGAGCGGGGTAGGTTCAGCCTACGAGCATCAAGCATCGTTTGGACGCAGATCCGAACGTAGGAGACGTACTCGGCATGGAGTGCCTCAAGGGAGGCTAGTTTCCCTGGGTTACACTCGAGGTGCAGCATGAAGAATCGACTCTTCTTCATCTAATTACATACACCAGAACAACAATACCACTAGGGTATACCAGAGACCAAAAGCCAACCTCAAAATATTTTCAAAATAGTTTTCATCATCACAAACGTGCTCTAAGTACACTCATCTCCACCACGATGGGTCCATTGGGGGAGCTGCACAACGCGAAGTATGTTGAAATTTTTATTAGAAATGGAGGAATACAACCTAAAGAAGGGTTCGAAGACTACATCTTCGGAGGACTTGTGCTTAAGTACCTTCAGTGCCTCAAAAAAACGGTGTCTCACCAGTCCTTGGGTGAGACCTAGTTGAGCAGCCACTTTGGTTTGACAGGTTGTCTTCCACATGCCAACCAAGATCTCCACATCTATGGGCTTTAACGGCACATTAGGAAGGGTGTTCCGAATATCCTCCTCAGTAACCTGGGGCATCGAAAGTAGGAACTTGATCCTCTGAAGACCCCTGTCCAACCTATAGCTGATTGCGGCTTGCGTCACCCCAAAGATCTCAGCAATATCCGCCTGGCGCTTCTTCCGTATGTAGTACAGTTCAATCAAGTCCGCTTCCCTGTCTGGGATCCTATCGAGAAGAGGCCGCACCTGAGTTTCAAAGTGAAGGGAAGATAAGATCGATTCGATCTTCTCCTTCTCTTCTTCCTCCAGAGGCTCGTCAAATAGCGGCTCTGGCGACGCAAACCGGTTTGCCATCTCTGAAGGATCAACCGAAATTACATAGCCAGTACTGCTCATGTTACCTCAACTAGTTTTGGAGAACCCAGTACCCGAAGGCAACTGGAAGAATGTGGAGATTAGAGTTTCAGGTTGAATAGCGCATTGCTTAAGGGCTTCAAAGGCGCCATCAAAGTTAGGTGCAGACTCACGCAGTTCGTATTCGAGGTCTGACCTAAGCGCCATCAGCTCGACATTAAGTCGAGCTTGCTTTTCGAAAGCCTTGATCTTTTCGTACTGAGTCTTGGTAAGACTAGCTAGATTAGAAGCATATAGCCCGTTGACCGAACCTTGAGCGGTAAGAAGGGAAGCCAAGATCTTTCTTGGAACTCTTGGGACTCCAGGTAGGTTGTCTGAGGTGTCTCCTGAGAGCGCTCTGAGGTGTACCATCAACCGCGGTGGGACTCCATACTCTGCCACAACCTTGTCTGGGTCGTAAAGGGTCTCAGGTCGACTTCCTTGTTTGGGAACCAAAAGTAAGTCCGTATAGGTGACTAACTGTAGGAAGTCTCGATCCGTGGACACAATGATGTTGTGTTTCCCACTGAGCTTGTTTTTCACCAAACAAGCGATGATGTCATCAGTTTCCTCATCAGGATTGCATGCCTGATGAATTCCGAACATCGGAAGCATAGCCTGAAGTCGAGACATTTCATCGTAGGTCTCTTGACTATGTTGAGGTCTACCAGCCTTGTAGTCTGGGTACAGCTTGGTTCTACGTTGTTTTGAGCCATCCCATACTACGTACACGTTTGCCCTTGCAAAACGCTTCTTGAAGGCAGCTAGACTACGCAAAAACCCAAAAACCAATGCAGTGGAGTGTCCATCACTATCCGTTAACTGTTCCGAGAAATTCCTGAATGCACTAAGCACCCTATAGGCGAGGTTATGCCCGTCGAAGATGATGTTGTTGGCCATATCTGGGTTCCAATCGGATATAGATTTCTCGAGAACGTCACAATCTCTGTGAATGATGGAGAAACGTGAGATGAAAGCATCAAGCCCCTCGAGCTCGGAGGCCTTCCGAGTCAAAGCATCGACATCCGGGAGCTGAACCAAAGGTAAGTAGAGTAGAAAGCCAGATCGCTCCAAAAAGGTAGTCATCTGCCGAACTCGCAGGTACTTCCGCATCAAGGGCTCAGCATCGGATCCACAAAAGGTCATAGGAGAGGAAAGGTCGACTAACAACTTCTTCCCCTCTTGAAAGGTCCTTAGCCACCCCTGAATCTTCGAGTACCGTTGAACCAAGGTATCTAACGAGCGTCGATTCGGAATTAGAGCCGTCATGGGCATCCGAGCTAGCTCCACCAACCTCCTAATTCGAGTCAATTTAGTGAGGAAGGGTGAGTTGTATTGTTGGTCTTCAGTTTCTTTCGAGACGAACTTTAGGAAACTACGAGGTAGCGTGAGTAGGGCTTGTTTGGACCTAAGTTTGATGTATACCTGGACCGAGTTGTTCTCGGGGATATTCTCGATGACCCTTCCATTGATCCCACTGTAGGCCCCACTCATTACCAGGACCTCATCCCCAACCTCAATCCCTTGTTCGGTCTCCAAATGAAGTTGGCGACGCATCTGTTCGATAGAACTGTCGAATACGGGGGATATTTTACGCACCCTATGCTCGACAACGGTTAGAACTGACAAAACATACTTCGAACCCTCAAGCTTGAAGTACACTTGGTCTGGTTGAGTCCTTCTGACAAATATGTAGTTTTCAACGAGCTTGTAGACGGATCTCGAGTGACCCCGCGTGATGATCGAGGCAGGAACAAACACATCTTTGAGACCCTTAACAGATCTTCCAACCGCCTTGCGCAGTATCTCTGGATCCTCGTCCTCACCTTGTGGACTCAATTCTAGTACAACCCACTCAGCCATTTCCAACCCTATTCCAGATCTCTAAGAATCCTCGACGCCACTGGGCATGCGTGATCAAGCCCCTATCACTAAACGTGTTAGCTTCGAATGTAAGCTGAGATGACTTTCTCCTCTTCCCAGGGTTTTCCTTTGGAATCACCTGAGTGTCATAAATGGTCAGGGCTTCTGGATCACTGGACCCGAGATTCCCAATCTCAGGCTCCCTGGGTTTAGGGTCAGGTTGAGCCTCAACCTGACGAGGTGCCTCAACCTGACGAGGTGCCTCAACCTGACGAGGTGCCTCAGCCTGACGAGGTGCCTCAGCCTGACGAGGTGCCTCAGCCAAGAGGATGGGGGGCGCAACTTGTATGGGACTCAGAGCAGTGGCTTGAGGCATCGAGTAATTCAAGGATGCCATGGACCCTGAGTAGGCCAAAGTT